ACCCCTTGGCCGAACGACCCCGATCCCCGCAAATCAAGAGACTCGGCCATGGCGCGAACCTCCCTTCGTCAGGCCCCGGAAATGCTGAGAACGAACGACGTGATGTCAACGGGAAGTGCCTCGGTCAGAGCGAGGCTCGAAACCGTCATGTCCCCGCCCCCGCCAGATACCGTGATCGTCCCTTGGATATGTGTCACCGTCCCCGCAGCGTTCTTGATACGGAAGTGGCCCGCCGTGCCGGACGCATCAGCCGACGCATCTGACCATGTTCCGTTCTTGTTCTTGGCTCCCCCGGAAGCAGCCGTAAGCCAGTCTGCGGGAAGGGTCATAACGGCGAGAACCGTTCCGGTGTCCGCCGCTGCGGTGTTGGCCGGAACAGAGCCGGTGCGAATCTGCAAAATCGGTGAAGCCCCCGTAATGACCTCCACCTGATCCAGCGCGGCGTTTCGCACATCGGCAGAAAACTGCATGGTCATCCGCTCATCCTCCTGCAAACTCTCAAGTGAAGTTGATAGCTTTTACCATGTTCGACAGCGACTCGGCAAGGTTGTAGCCGACCAAGACCCTCCACGGGTCCGCTTCTGTCCCGCTCCCGCCTTCTGTCGTGTTATCCCAGCGGTAGTAAACACCGCCTACGCTGATCGTGATCCCCGCCGACACGTTCATCGAGGCCGTCAGCACACCAAAAGCGTGTGCCCCACCCTGGTAAACCTGCAAAAGAACGCCATCCGCCAGAAACAGCCGCTCGAATCCCGCGCCGCCGACTCCCGCAAGACCGACATCCCCGGAACCCCGAATCGTTCCGCCAACCCCGACAACGGAACCGTCTGGCTCCATGCGATACAGGGCGTCCCCGGAAACCACGAAAACTGCACCGCCGAACAAGCCGGGAAGCGAGTAGATCGCCCGGATCGGCCCGGTCCCGAAACTTCTGACCAGATCTGTTCCGGGGCGCGCCAGCAAAGCCGAGTTATCGGTTTGCGCCAGATTCTGCTCCCCAAAACGATTTTTTAGAACTATCGGCGGAAGTCCGGCGAATTCGCGTTCCGAGGTTGCAAAGGACAGCGGGACGTTAGCCATCCGCAAGCCTCTTCTCGAGCGCGGTGTCCGCTGCGTTTTCGTCGAACGAAAGACCCGCCGCCCGCAACCGCCGCTTCAATTCAGCGCGTGGCAACGCTGCATGGCGTGTTGCCGAATGCGGCGGCGCAGCAACTCCGGGAAGCGCGCGCCAGCCTTCGGGCCAGTCCTCGGCGCGCTGGATGACCATGGACGCCCCGTAGGGGCCATAGACAACGCGGGGATATTCTACGGGTTTTCGGCTCATACGAAGGTCTCGCCACCATCAGAAACCCCGACTGGCCCGTAAGCTTGGAGCGAGGACATTCCCCCGTTACCCGTGATCTGCTCGCGAGTCTGGGCATACTGCGCACGGATGAAGACCTCCATCTGCTGTGCCCGGAAGATCGTCACCTTGCGCGGCTCCGCCCCGAAGCGCGGGGAAAGCCGGATCGCCAGAGCGGTCACGAAGTAATCATCGAACATGCCCGGAAAAGGCAGCAAGCTCGACGCGGAAAGATCGGAAATCTCCAACCACGAGGCGTAATCCCCGCGATACACCCAGCGCCGGGGAGTGTTTCTTCCAGCCGGAAAGAGCGGCGTGATCGCGACCTCTTCCACGGACCCCGACAGCCCGAACAGAGAACCATTGCCATTGAGAACCACATCGGCGACATGCCCCGCATCGACATACTCGATCATCGCGCCATCTTCGGCGGGGAACGGCAGATACAGAGTTTCGGTAGTTTCGTTGCGCATCAGAAGCCGCACGTTCGGCGGAGGGCAGGCATCGTTGGGATTGCCAGAACGAAGCATTTCGCTTTGCCGCACCGGGTAGCCTGTCGGCGCGGACCCCGGAAACAGGCTCAATGAAGGGACATGCCATGCCGCCGCGCGTGTCCCGACCACAAGCCCGAAAAAACTGTCCACAATGGATTTCAGCAGCGTGAGCCCTTCGCTCTGCTCTTCGGTGGAAAGGGCATCGACAGTGCCTTTGAAATTGGCTTCCCGGTAAGCCAGAACGACAATTTCACCAGCCGTTGTCATTGCGCGCTTTTCCCGGCCAGATGGGCGCGCAACTGCGCCGCCAGTTCATCGAGTTGCCCCAGCGTGAGATCGGGGGAATACGCGACATTGTGCCGGTCAAGAAAATCCACAACCTCGGTGCGCTGTCTTTTTTGCTTGTCGGCGGTCGTAGCGGCAGTCTCCGCTTTCCGATCCTCCGCGCGCTTTGCCTTGGGCACCGGAACCTCGCCGGGCGCGGCAAAGAACCCCTTCGGCCATTCCTCCTTGCAGGAGATGATGCGCGTCTCGCCATCGGCACCATAGATCATGCGGGGATATTCCTGGTAAGCCAAGGTGCTGCTCCTTTTGGCAGAATGACGCGGGCGGCGTCGTTTCCAGAAGCCGCCCGCAGTTGGGGATCACGCCCCGAAGAACCGGACGCCCAAGGCCCGATCCGCAGGCTGCGCCTCGACGAACACATCCATGCGGGCGGTGTGTATCCCGGTATCCGGGTCAGAGTAGAGCCACAACCGGGGGGCCAGCGGAACCACATTGTCGCGTTGCACGTCCGCCAGAGGTCGAGGGAAAGCCTGCCCGGTGTAGACATTCGATAGAGGGACCGAATGCACCGTAATTGCGTCGTCGCGGAAGATCAGGCGCGGGGTATAGGCCGTCGAAGCGTTCCCGTAGAACGTCACGGCAGCCCCGTTGGCCGGGGCAGCATCGACCGTCGCATGGGCGGTGTTGACTGCGTTCGCCCCGGTGGCTGACCCCGGGACGGCAACGATGATCGCCGGATAGATGCGGATCGTCGCGGCACCTGCGCCATCGGCCACTGCATCCTCGATCACGGTAAACTGCTGGGTGTAGGGCCGAACCCTTTCGAGGTTGGGGTTGTAGGCCGTCACGCCCGCGATACTCAGGATTTCGCCAGCCTTGACCGTCGCCGCAGCGCCGATCCCCGCGATGTTCAGAGTCTGGGTCAGGTAGTAGCCCGCGTTCGATCCGGCATCCGCCGCCGCCGAATAGTTGACGTTCTGCGCCGCGCCCGCGACCGTTCCCGCGCCCCGCGTCCCGGTGGTGATGATCCCGAGAGTGTTGGTTTTCTTGATCGGGACGCCGCCGAGCATACCGCCATAGCCGACGGCCATGGCGCGCGCGCCTTCGGTAGACATGGACGCGTTGTTGTTGTAGATGAACTGGTTCAGCGACGTGGCATCGGCGTGAGTGAGAACACCGGAAAGCCGGGCATCCGATTCCAGAGACGCCTCCGCCAGCCGGGTCCGCGCCGCGTCAAACGCCTGCGGAGTCGTGACCCCGGCCCCCGCCGTCCCGGTGATGAGCGGAAACGCTCTCGAAGCCACCCCCATGATGTGGTTGTCCAGTTTCGAGGCCATGGATTCCGCTGCTGCCCGCAGGGCCTTCGACCGGCGCGCTTCCTGCATGCTGACGACCGACTCGATGTCGGTGGCACTGAACGCGACGTTGAACGTGCGGTTGAGCGTGAAGGTCTGTGCCCCGAACACAACGTCTTGCGCCCCGGCGGACAGGTCTTTGACCCCACCGACCGTTTCGACGACCACGAAGGACGGCGGCACCTGCTGCGACACGATGAGGCCGTTGCGGTCGTTCATCGCCCGGGTGTGGACGTTCCAGGACACGAGATTGGACGAGACCATGTTGTCCCGGATATGCAACATGAACGTGTTCAGGATCATGTTCGCTTGCGCTGCGACGATTGCCATTTTCTACTTCCTGCCAAAGAAAACCGCGTCAAAATCATCCAGATTCGACGGGCCATATTTCGCTTCATCCCCGGATTTGGCAGGAGCCTGAGAGGTTCCCAATGCCGCCGGGGCGCTGGTCCTTCTCTTCTTCGCGGCAGAAGCAGCCGAAAAGCGCTCTTCAAGCCTCCCGATCATCCTCGCCTGCGTGGCAGGATTGGCACCGGACAGCTTGCGCAACTCGTCGATATTGTTTCCCAGAAAATACGCAATGTCAACAGCGCTGTCCGATTCCACCACTTGCCGCGCCAACTCGGGGGGGTAGTGCGTCTCTTGCGTCATTCGCGTGAAGCCGGGGTATTTCTTCTCACCGCTGGCAAGAACCTCGTCGAGACGTTTCCTGAAATGCTCCGTGGTTTGTCGAACCTCGGCTTCCTGCTGAATCCGCGCCGTTTCCTGCTGCACCCCGTAGGCAATGGCCTGCCGGACATACTCGGGATCGCTGTCGCCGAAAGCGAACGCATCAGGGTTGGGAGCCTGAACGGCTTGCGCCCCTTGCGAAAACGCAGCGAGTTTTGTTTCCAGTTCCTGGGTTTTCAACTCCAGAGCATAGCGCTCTGCTTCGATCTTTCTTGCCCGCTGCGCAAGCTCCTCGATCCGTTTCTGGGCCTCGGAAACCGGCTTCTTCGGTGAATCAGCTTCTTCGGCCTGATCCGCGCCTTCGACCTGATCCGCGCCTTCGACCTGATCCGCGCCTTCGACCTGATCCGCGCCTTCGACCTGATCCGCGCCTTCGGCCTGATCCCCGCCCGTGTCCTGATCTTCGCCTGCGCCAGTGTTTTCTTCTTTGGTGAAAGTTGCGTCCTCGTCAGACATTTGATCTCTCCGCTCTGCTCTTGTCAGGAAATTTGGGGGGCCGGTGCTTCTGGCAGCCCGTCAGACGGCTGCTGAGACACTCCGAGGTCTTCGGGCGACTGTTGGGGCTGTTGGAGCGCCTCGAGCGGCTGCGGGGGCGCTCCCGAAGCCTCTGGGGGTATCCCAGGGGAAGAAGTCTGAGGCGGAACCACATCGGGAGCCTGTGGCAAGCTGGAAAGCGCTTTCGAGAGTCCCGTCGCGAAGCCCTTGTCGTTGGCATCTTCGCCGTTTCCATCCGAAGGCGGCAACCCTACCCCCAGACCCAGCCCTGCCTCGTGGTTGCTGGTCGCCAGCCCGAGGCCCGCCGCAAAGGCTGACTGCTCCACCTTTGTCATGTTAACGCCGACCTGCGCGGCATTGACCACGACCTTGCTGGCTGCGACTTCGACCTTTGCGGCGTCCACGCCGACCTGACTGCCCGCGAGCCGCGCCTGCTCGATGAAGCGCGCGGTGCGCGCCTTGATCTCGGCAGTTTCGGCCCGGAGTTTCTCCATCTCCAGCATGGCAGCGGCCTGCTGCAACTTTTCCTTCAACTGTCCGGCCTGCGCCTGCGCCTGCGCTTTTTGCAGCACCGCCTCGCGACGGCTGGCGGGCAGCTTGTCCGGGTTTACCAACCCCGGCGGCAGCAGCGTCGCGAAGCGCTCTTCGATCTCGTCCGCGCCGGGAATGTCCATGTTCCGCAAGAGAATGTCGGGGAACACGCTCGCCGCCGATGGCATGGTGTTCATCAAGGTCAACAGAACGTCCACCGCCTCCTGCCGCTTGGTCAGGTAGGACGGCCCTGTCGTGTAGGTCACGGAATATTTCCCGACGGTGATATCCGGGGTGGCATCCCCCATGATACCGTTTATCTCCTTGAGCGACTCGGCATCGTCCGCCCCCATGACCTTGATGGTCCGGGGAACGTCATAGACCACCGGGATCAACTCGTTGATCACCCTGCCAGCCTCCGACAGTGCCGCGTTCATGTTGTTGATGTAGATCATGTCCCCAAGCTCGGACACGCGCTGACGCGCCGAAATCGCTTTCCCGGAAACCTCGTTTGACGATTGCCCGAAAGACGCCTCGTGCTTGTTTGTCACGTCTTTCAAGTCCTGCACCGCAAGACCCGCCTCGGTCAGAACAGCGGTGTTGAGCAGGGGCGGGGGAATAAGCTCCGGCTTGCCGCCCCCGGCCTGAGAATCCCAGGTCAACACCGGATCGGCAGACAAGTGTGCGTTTCGGAACTGATCAACCGCCCCGGCCTTGAGCGCCGCCGTGTCCACCAGCCATCTTGCGCGGGGAGCCGCCATAAGCTGCTCGGCCACGATGGACCGCCAGTAGTTGTGCAGACGCTGCGGGTCCTTGGCGTTTCGCACGAAGCCCCAGCGATACCGCGTCCCGGCCTCCTGCAAGGTCCATCCCTCGACCCGGAACACCGGAAGCCGGGGAATGTCGAGCCGGATCGGTCCTTCCAGAACCCGGCTTGCCGACAGCACATAGGCCTCGGCATAGCGGTGCATCGTCTCCCGGATCATCGGCTGCCCGCTCTGGTCCGTCGCCACGTTGGCTGTGATCTCGGCCTCGGTCATGCCAGACAGGTCGATCACGTCGCCGGTATCAACCTCCACCCCCAGAGTAATTGGCTCTTCGCGCATCTGCCAGAACGTGCAGACCCGAACCATGTCGTCGATCTCCCAGCCGTTACTGATCATGCTCGACAACTCGGAATTGTCCGAAACCCACCCGGTGTCGTTCTCCCCGGCCTTGGGCCACGCCTTGTGGTAGTCGTCCTTGGTCATATACTGCATGACGAAGCAATGCTGTGCGTCCTCGCCGGTCGGATCGCGCGACGCCCGGTCCCAGATCACGGCGAACGGATCATCGAGAGACTCAAACACGATGTCGCGGGCGAAAATGTCGTCCGTTGCGTCCCGCAAGCCTACCGCGAAGTTTCCAACCCCGCAGATGTAGGCCGTCTCCATGGCCTTGTGCAGGGCCTGCTTGGCCGTTCTTTGCCGGGTGATCGACCGGATAAGCCCCTGCCGGATTTCAGCGATCTCGCGGCTCCCACCATGCGCGGGCAGCACCTTGATGGTCGTGTCGCTCTGCAACCATGCCCCGATATACTGCGCCACAAAGGCAGGCAGCCGGTTTATCGTGAGCACCGGCTTTTTCAGCCTCTCGCGCCGCAGCCGCGCGTTGATCTCCCACTGATCGCCGATCACAAACTGGATGTCCTGCCGCGCAGGCTCGATGTTATGCAGGTCCGACTGCACGTCCAGATCGTAAAGCTGCCGCGTGTCGGAAAGAAACTTGCTCTCGGAGGAATATCCGACAGCAAAGCGTTTTCCGACTCTGGAACTCTGCTTTTTTGAAACCGTGGCCATACCCATCTCCCGCCAGCCGACTCATAGCACGAAAATACCGAACTTCAAACCATCCAGCCGCCGCCGGAATCCCATCCGGCGGAACCACCATAGTCCCCCACAGGCCGGAATGCGTCGGGCGGGGTGATCCACGCGCTGGAAGTCTGCGTTTCTGCTGTCTCCACAACCCGGTCGGGGAAGGCAAAAGTCAGGGCAACCGCGTCGCTCACATCACAGGACCGGCGCAAGACCCTGCGAATCTCGGCTTTTGACGCGATGACCGTATCGGTGCTCTGCCCGCCCATGACCGCCGTGATCGCTCCCAGATCGCTCTGTAGCTCATCGTCGTCCGGGATGCTCACACCCTCGTCCATCCCGAGCCAGTCCCGCAAGCGTATGTACATCTCGGCCCTGCGGTTTTTTGGCCCCGGCATATGTGGCCTTGCCGCCTTGAACTGGCTCCGCC